AAAGCCCCCGGGGTGATCCGGGGGCGGGGGTTACTTTCGAAAGATCAGGGAAAGAATGATCAGGATCAGCCGGATCACGCCCCCTACAAGGGCTACGATCAGGGCAACGGTAGTCAATCACTGCCCCCGTATGCGCTGGGGATTTCCCGGCCACTGTGGGCACAATACAAGGGCTCACCCTCCCAATGAATGAAGACATTCACCGGAGTCCAATCCCTGCCGGTTTCCCGGCGGATCAGCCGATAATTTTCCCGGGCTGACTGAGCGTCAATCACTTCCCCGTCTTCCATTGCAAGGGCGCAAGGGTAGCCCCCGGGCCATGCATACCCGTTTGAGCGGATAAAGTCTTGCAGTTTTTTGCGGTTCATAATTCATCCCCGTATGCTTGCTCTTGACGGGCCGCGTAAAGTTCATCCGTCAGGATATCAATTTCAGCGGTAGCCCGCCCCAATGCCGCTTGTAGGTCAGCAACCCGGGCAAGCAGTGCGGCGGTGATCAGATCCCCCCGGGCATAAGCTGCCCGCTCTTGTTCGTCGGTGATCATGGTTATCCTTTCAATGGTTTTGGTTTCTGGGCTTCATTCAAAACCCGGGTGAATCGGTCAACCCCCACGCGGTCAACCATTGAATCGAGATCAATCAGGGCAGCTTCGCGGGCTTGCGCCACGGTCAGATCATGCGAAGACACGGGAACCCCCTTGTAAGTGGCGGTGATCCGGCAAACCTTGTACCCGCTCACCGGGTCCGATATTTGCCAATCACCCTTTCCCGCAAGCACGGGCTCACGGTGCAATGCCAAGCGCCAAGCATCAGAACCCCGGATGAAAACGAGCGGGTAATATTCCACGGGCTCAGTTTTGCCCCCTGCCCGTGCCATTTGAAAGACTTGTTTTTTGGGCATGATCAAGCACCCCTCACGATAGGGATCACCCGGCGGGCTTTCGCGTCAGCAACCCGGGCACGGGTGCCATGTGCGCGAAACCCAATGATCACGCGGCGGTCAGCCCGGGCACAGAGCCCACATGACGCACAATCGATATCGTCCCTTGACTGGGCGGGGCAAACAATGATTGTCCGGCCTGCCGGGGTTTCGGTTTTCTCCGGTGTATCAATCGGCACAATGCAAACCACGGGCAAGCCCGTTTCCGCAAGCGAATCAGCCTCTCCGCAGTCATCGGCCGATAAATTGACGGTGAACCCCCAGCGGGTTGCATGGCCCGCCCAATGAATAGCGTCAGCGCTTTTTTTATGGGTGTATGTGAACCCCCGGCGGCCTAAGTTAGCCCGCACGATCTCGCCCAGTGCTGCCGCGTCAACCGATTCACCCGCCCCCGGCAGATCACCGGCCACATTGTGCCGCCATAGTTGATTGTCCGGCAGTGCCGCAATCGAGCGGGTGAGATCGATCAAATCCCCGCCCCTCTGAGGCACCTTGTCCCATGCAAGGCGGGTATAAAAATCCTCTGCATAGCAATCAGCACGATAGTGCGGGCAAGATTGCGGGCACGTTTCCCGCTGACTGTAGGTAACGGGTATTGGTCCCGTTTTGCGATTGCTTGACTGAGCAATGAAGTGGAATTTCATCACTTGCCCCCTTTGCGGGCAGAAACCCGCACCACATGGTATGGCTCACCATGTGAGGTATGAGCGGTGATCAGCTGATGTGAGGGCTCAAACCGGCGGGCAATCGTTTCCCAATCAATCCGGTCCCTGCCCGCAAGCAGTGACACGGTGACGCGGTGTAGTGTTCCGTCAATCGCGGGCATGTTCGAAGAGATCAGGAATTGCTTGATTGTGTCTGACTCGGCGGTGAGATCAGCGGTAAGCGCTTTGATCTCCGCAAGGCGGTCAACAAGGCCGGAAAGGATTGCGGGGGCTTCGGATTTTGTCATGGGGTTCTTTCAGGGTTACGGGTTACAGAGAAAACAGAAACACGGTGATCAGCCAAACCGCAAGCAGTGCAAAGGCGGCACCCGCCCAAATTGCAAGGGTTGACGGTTGATCAGGCTTTGCGGGTAAGCAGTGTTGACGATGACGGCTCATGGCGGGCTTTCAGGGTTACGGGTTACAAGGGGCGGGGATTGCTCCCCGCCGGGTGAATCAGCAAAGGAACTCAGGGTGATTGGTGACGCCCCAGTCTTGCGCCACGGTGCGAATGTACGCGGCGCTTTTGTTGGTGCGGGCAGCACGAATGAGGGCTGAAAGTGAGCGGGCAAGCATCCCTTTATCGGCACCCAGGGCGCGGTATTGAGTAAGCTTGTTGATCTCGCGGGCTTCGGACTTGTTGATCATGATTGTCTTTCGAGGTTACGGGTTACAGGGTGCTGCACTCGATGTGCAGTGACTACAATGTAACCCAGCGGGTTTGCCTTGTCAAGCCCGGGGATCAAATATCCTACTAAACCCAGAGGGTATTGCTGATCCTCATTGTGACAATTGTGCCTTTTATTTTGGGGGGCTTGATTCTGGGGAAAAGGTGATCGATCAGAAAAAAGAGCTTTTTCAAGGGTCCGCGCGAAAGGGCACTTTGTCACACTCGCATGATCCTGACCCAGCGGATCAGCGGATCAGCAACCCAGCGGGCACCCAGCACCCAGCGGGTGCAATAGGTGCCGGGGTGCCGCCGGGTGCTGCCGGATTCCGGGGTGCCGATTAATGCCGGGTTCCGGGGTGCTGCCGCCCAGCGGGTGCCGGGGTGCTGGGTGCTGATCCGCTGGGTGCCGGGGTGCTGGGTGCTGCCGCCCAGCGGGTTCCCGGGTGCCGCCGGGTGCCCGGTTCCGCGCCGACGGGGGCGGGCGAGGGCCGAGCGACCGGGGTGCTGGGCCGGGAGGCACCGCGAACCATTTTTAATTTTTTCAAAAATCAGAAACCCAATGGGTTCCATAAACCCAACTACACCCATTGACACAACTAAACATCCCCGTGCTAGACTCACGAGCACTATGGAACAAGGCAACCCTAATCCCGTAGGCACGGCTGTCGCCAGTGAGCAACCAATCGAACTGCCAAGCTGGCTGTCGTGCCCAGACCCAAGACCACCGAAGCTCCCCGTGGAGTCGCGGCAGTTGCTGCACACCCAGTACGAACAGATGTTCGAACGAGTCATTGAGCAGGTCTATCGGGGCCGCAGCCTGCGTGACCTTCTCGAAGATGACTATCGGGTGATCAGCTACGAAGACTTCCTCAAGTGGGTCAAGCGTGACCCAATGCGCCATGAGCGGTTCAAGGAAGCGCAAGAGAGCAGGACCGAGTTCATTGCAGGCGAGATTCTTGAGATTGCCGATGCCGAGGACAGCATCGAGGATGTGCAGCGCTCCAAGCTCAAGATCGACACTCGCAAGTGGCTGATGGGCGCGTGGAACAAAAAGCGCTACGGCGAGGTCAAGCAGGTCGAGGTGGCGGGGTCTATCTCGATCACTGAGGCGTTGCAGCAGGCTCAGATGCGGATCGTTGAAGCTGAAGTGATGGACGTAACCCCTCGACTGGAGCAGTGATGCAGCGAATCAGGTACAGCCCCGAGGAGGAGCAACTGCTCATGACGCAGTTGTGGTCGCCGCAGATTGCCGACAACCCGGAGACGTTTGTTCTGTTTGCGTTCCCGTGGGGGCAGAAGAACACGCCGCTGGAGAGGTTTAAGGGGCCGCGTAAGTGGCAGCGGGAGGTGCTTCGTGAGATAGCGGACTTTATTCGCACCAACCGCAGCAGCATGAGTGCCGATGAGATGATCGACGCGCTGCGCTCGGCTGTGTCCTCTGGCCGTGGGGTAGGGAAATCGGCACTGGTTAGCTGGTTGATTCTGTGGATGCTGTCCACTCGCATTGGCTCGTCTGTCGTGGTCTCAGCCAACAGCGAGACACAGTTGCGCACTGTCACCTGGGGTGAGTTGACTAAGTGGGCCACCATGAGCATCAACGCGCACTGGTGGGAGCCGAGCGCCACCAAGCTGGCACCGGCTGCGTGGCTGACTGATCTGGTTGAGCGTGACTTGAGGAAAGGCACCCGGTACTGGGGTGCTGAAGGCAAGCTCTGGAGCGAGGAGAACCCAGACGCCTATGCCGGTGTCCACAACATGGACGGCATGATGGTGATCTTCGACGAGGCGTCGGGTATCCCGGACAGCATATGGAGCGTGGCAGCGGGGTTCTTTACCGAGAACATCTTGGATCGGTACTGGCTGGCGTTCTCCAACGGTCGGCGCAACACGGGGTATTTCTACGAGGCCATCGACGGGGGCAAGCGGCAGTTTTGGACAAGCCGCAAGATCGACGCCCGCACGGTAGAAGGCACCGACAAGTCGATCTACGAGCAGATCATCGCGGAGTACGGCGAGGACTCGGACGAGGCCCGTGTCGAGGTATATGGGGACTTTCCCAAGAGCGGGGATGACCAGTTCATCATGCCCTCGGTGGTCGATGACGCCATGAAACGGCCCAAGCACAAGGACATGACAGCACCTATCGTGCTCGGGGTTGACCCTGCACGGGGCGGCATGGACTCCACGGTCATGGTGGTGCGCCAGGGGCGGGACATCATAGCGATCCGCAGGTTTAAGGGCGACGACACCATGACCACCGTGGGTAACGTGATTGACGCCATCGAGGAGTTCAAGCCCACGCTGACCGTGATTGACGAGGGTGGCCTCGGATACGGCATACTTGACAGGTTGACCGAGCAGCGGTACAAAGTGCGCGGTGTGAACTTCGGCTGGAAGGCCAAGAACCCCGTGATGTGGGGTAACAAGCGGGCTGAGATGTGGGGCGCGATGCGGGAGTGGCTGAAAACAGCGTCACTTTCTGCGGACAGGCAGCTTAAAACTGACCTGACTGGTCCCATGAAGAAGCCGAACTCGGCGGGAACCATCTACCTTGAGGGCAAGAAGGAAATGAGAGCACGAGGACTATCATCGCCTGATGCGGCAGACGCGCTGGCCGTGACCTTTGCGTTTCCGGTTGCACATCGAGAGTACAATGACCGCATAATTACCCGGCGCAACGCCCAGAATGGCGCTGCATCGACATCTTGGATGGGGTCGTAAATGGCAAAAAAGGGTGTGTCTCTTAGCGTTGGACGGGGCGAGAAGCTACCCGTCAGCAAGGGCGCGGGCTTGACAGCCAAGGGCCGCGAGAAGTACAACGCCGCCACGGGTTCTAACTTGAAGCCGCCAGCCCCAAACCCCAAGACCAAGGCTGATCAGGCACGCAAAGACAGTTTCTGCTCACGCATGGGTGCCGTCGCGGCGAAGGCCAAAGATGGTGAACGGGCCAAAGCGGCCCTTAAACGATGGAAGTGCTGATCATGGCTACAAAACCCGGACTTTACGCAAACATTAACGCCAAGCAGGCCCGCATCAAAGCCGGTTCTGGCGAGAAGATGAACAAAGTTGGCAGCAAAGCAGCGCCGACCAAGCAAGACTTTATCAATTCTGCCAAGACGGCAAAGAAAGTCAAAAAATGAGCAAAATCCTCGAACCCATCAGCAAGCTCAACAGCCGTGAGCCAAAGATTGTTGGCGGCGGTATGCCTGCCCGCAACACGCCGACCAACGCTCACATGGCGTCATACAGCGGCAAGAACGACGGCAGCGTCAACGTCAAGGCGACGGTTGCCAAGGTTCTGGGCAAGATCAAGTAATCATGCCCCAAGACTACACAGGAATTGCCGCTGCTGGCGCAGTCAGCGACGGCGGCTCGGCCAAGGACCAAAGCGACTCCGAGGTGCTATCGACGGCACGCAGTCGCCTTGACATGGCGATTTCTGCGTTGTCTGAGTCGCGTGAGGACGAGCTAGACGACCTGCGGTTCTACGGCGGCTCGCCCGACAACCAGTGGCAGTGGCCCGCCGATGTGCTGGCAACTCGCGGCGCGGTGCAGGGCCAGACCATTAACGCCCGCCCGTGCCTGACGGTCAACAAGCTGCCCCAGCACGTTCATCAAGTGACCAACGAGCAGCGGCAAAACAGGCCGCAGCCCAAGGTCATACCGGCAGACGATGGCGCTGACGTTGAGGTGGCGACGATCTTCAACGGCATGATCCGGCACATTGAGTACATGTCGGACGCTGACGTTGCCTATGACACGGCCTGCGAGAACCAAGTGTCCTACGGTGAGGGCTACGCCCGCATCCTGACCGAATATTGCGACGACAACACGTTCAATCAAGACATCAAGATTGGGCGCATCCGCAACAGCTTCTCGGTCTACATGGACCCGTTGATTCAAGACCCGTGCGGCTCAGATGCCAACTGGTGCTTTATCACCGAAGACATCCCCCTTGACGAGTACGAGCGCCAGTACCCGGACGCCGCGCCCCTGTCAACGATGCAGACGCTGGGTGTGGGCGACCAAGGGCTCAGTCAGTGGATGAACGAGAACACGGTGCGGATTGCCGAGTATTTCTACGTTGACTACGAAAAGCAAACGCTCAATCTGTACCCCGGCAACCAGACCGCGTTCGCGGGCACGCCCGAGGACAAGATGCTCAAGGGCATGTTTGGCAAGCCGGTCAAGTCGCGCAAGGCCGACCGCAAGAAGGTCAAGTGGCTCAAGATCAACGGCTACGAGATTCTGGAGCGCTCCGACTGGGCAGGCGCACACATTCCCGTGATCCGCTGCGTGGGCAACGAGTTCGAGGTTGAGGGCCGCTTGTACGTCAGCGGCATCGTGCGTAACGCCAAGGACGCGCAGCGCATGTACAACTACTGGGTCAGCCAAGAGGCTGAGATGCTGGCGCTGGCCCCCAAGGCTCCGTTCATCGGCTACGGTGGTCAGTTTGAGGGCTACGAGACCCAGTGGAAGACGGCCAACACGACCAACTGGCCGTATCTGGAGGTCAACCCGGACGTTACAGACGGCGCAGGCAACGCGCTGCCACTACCCCAGCGGGCCCAGCCACCAATGGCCTCTAGCGGCCTGCTGCAAGCCAAGGCTGGCGCGTCTGACGATATCAAAGCGTCCACCGGCCAGTACAACGCTGCGCTGGGCATGACATCGAACGAGCGCAGTGGCAGGGCTATCCTAGCGCGGCAAAAAGAGTCGGACACCGGCACGTACCACTACGTGGACAACTACGCCCGGTTCATCCGCTACATCGGGCGGCAACTGATTGACTTGATCCCCAAAATCTACGACACCGAGCGCATCGCCCGGATCGTGGGCGAGGACGGCGAGTCCAAGATGATCAAGATTAACCCGATGCAGCCCGAGCCCGTCAAGAAGATCAGGAACGAGCAGGGCATCGTCATTGAGAAAATCTACAACCCTGGCGTCGGCAAGTACGATGTTATGGTCATCACCGGGCCCGGCTTTGCCACCAAGCGCCAAGAGTCGCTGGAAGCAATGGCCCAGTTGCTACAAGGCAACCCAGACCTGTGGAAAGTTGCTGGCGACCTGTTCATCAAGAACATGGACTGGCCGGGTGCCCAGGAGATGTCCCAGCGGTTTGCCAAAGTCATCGACCCGGCAATCTTGGGCGACGACGAGGACAATCCGGCTCTGGCTGCGGCCAAGCAGCAGATGGAGGCCATGAACCAAGAGATGCAGCAAATGTCTGGGATGCTTCAGAACGTGCAGCAGTCGATGGAGGCCCAAGACCAACGCCGCGCTGACTATGAGGCGCAGATCAAGGCGTTTGAGGCTGAGACTAAGCGCATCAGCGCCGTCCAAGCGGGCATGACCGAGCAGCAGATTCAAGACATCGCTATGGGCGTGGTTGCAGCGGCGATGGAGAGCAATGACATGATCTCGCAGATGCCAATGGAGCCGCCGCCCGAGATGATGGAGCAGCCCCAGATTATGCCGCCCGAGATGATGCCGCCTGAAGGAGCCATGCAATGAGCACCGCCGCAGACTTTATGGGCCTCTTGTTCTTGGCCCGAGATGTGGCCCACTCGGTGCATCTGAACACGCGCAGCTACTCCAAGCACCAAGCGCTCAACATCTTCTATGATCGCATCATTGGCGCGGCTGACGACTTTGCCGAGACTTACCAAGGCCGTCACGGGCTGATTGGCCCCATCACCTTGCATTCGGCCAAGAAGACGACCAACATCACCGAGTTCCTTGAGGCATCGCTGGCCGAGGTTGAGGAGATGCGCTACAAGGTGGCGAAAAAAGAAGACTCTACGTTGCAGCAGTTGATCGATAATATCGTTGAGATATATTTGAGAACTCTGTATAAGCTCAAATTCCTGGCATAAGGACACATCATGGAACTCCTCAACCCAATGAGCCAAGCGGATTTTCCTGCTTACTCCGCAACTGCCGGTGCCTCTGCGGGCAACACGACTGCATGGGGCGCTGGCCCTCAAGGTGTGGTGGTGTGGTCTGAAGTGCCCTGCTACGTTCAGGTAGGTGTTGGGGCCGTGGCTACCAGCGCCAGCACCCCGATTCCATCCTTCACACCCATCCCGTTTGTGGTGCCCCTGAACACCAGCGGCGCTCCTTGGCGCGTCAGCGTGATCCGGATCGGCAGCACCGACGGCACTGCTTACGCCAAACCGATTAACAAGCAATGAGCTTCGGTGTAGCCTTCCGCAACGCTGTCGGCATTGGCCTGGGCGGCATCATTTCGCTGTTTGGCGGGCGGGGGAACGAGCAGGCCCAAAGCAACCTTCTTTGTGAAAATGGTGACAACCTCGTCCAAGAGGACGGCGGTTTGATTTTGTTGGAGTAACACATGCCCGCAGTATCGCTTTCAGCCTTTGGCGGCGTTGGTGCTCAATTTTTTGACAACAGCGGCAATGTGCTGACTGGCGGCAAAATTTACACCTACCAAGCTGGCACAACAACGCCGCAGGCTTCGTACACCTCGTCGTCTGGCAACACCGCGCACACCAACCCCATCGTGCTGAATGCTGCTGGCCGGGTGCCTAGCGGCGGCGAGATTTGGATTCTTGCGGCAACGTTTTATAAATTTGTGCTTGAAACCAGCACAGGCGTTCTGATTGCCACCTACGACAATGTGGGCAGCAGCTTTAACGCTATCGCCATCATTGCAAACTTTACCGGCAATGGCTCCACTGTCGCATACACGCTGGCAAGCACCCCCGCAGGCGAGAACGCCACCAACGTGTACATCAACGGCGTGTACCAGCAAAAAAACACGTACAGCCTTGCTGGCGCTGTTCTCACCTTCTCTCAAGCACCTCCAGTTACTTCGTCAATCGAAGTCAATTACGTCTAAGGAACAATCATGGCCGATACCAAAATCTCAGCACTCCCCCCGTCAACGACTCCGCTTGCTGGCACCGAGGTGCTGCCAATTGTTCAAGGCGGCTCAACAGTTAAAGTCAGCGTTGCCAACTTGACGGCTGGCCGATCTTTTGATGCTTTGGGCATGACCCTGACTTCAACAGATGCCGGGGCAGCAGCAGCCCCATTGCTTGATCTCTACAGAGACTCAGCAAGCCCAGCGGCATCTGACACATTGGGTGAAATTGAATTCAATGGTGAAGATTCAGCGGGTAACAAACAAGCCTATGGTTTGATTCACGCATCTATTCTCAGTCCAACATCAACCGCTGAACAAGGCCAGCTTCATTTTGAGACTGCAACTGCTGGCGCATTGACCGAAAAGATGATTATCGGCACAAACAATCTTGTGATTAACGAGATCGGTGCGGTGTTTAACGTGCGAATTGAAGGCGATACGGATGCCAACCTGTTTTACACAGACGCAACAAATAGTCGTGTGGGTGTTGGCACAATCAGCCCTGCCGAAAAACTAGATGTTGTCGGCAATATTAAACTGTCAGGGAATTTAATTCCTGCAAGTGGTTTTGGAGTTGACTTTGCTGCCACTAGCCACCCTGCTGGCATGACCAGTGAATTATTGGCTGACTATGAAGAAGGCACTTGGACACCGATTTTAACAACAACTGGAACTGATTTTACCTCGGTTACATATGCAGCCCAGACTGGTGAGTATGTAAAAATTGGCCGCGCAATTTATTATTATTTTCAAATTACCACAAGTGCAGTTACTATTGGGTCTGCAAGCGGAGATGTTGGAGTTGGTG